TGGATGAGCGTGGTTTTATCTTCAATGGTAACGAGAACGAAGCGTTTTTCGGGGTCTTCGTTTTTCTGTACGATCAAATCGTACTTATGCTTGCTCCTGGTTTTTACGTCAATTTTGCCAGGAAGATCGGAACTTCCCCGATTTGCCTCTCTTTCTTGATACAAAAAATCCTTAAGACCGAGATGAGAGGCGACTGCCATTTCTCCTGCGGCGCCGAGGAGATGAATTTCAAGCGCTTTGTCGCCGCGCCATGCGCCACGATTACGACCACGCAGCCCTTTCGCTTCGTTGGCGGACTGCCTCCTCATCCCCTCTTCCATCGCTTCCTGTCTTTCTTGCTCAGAGAACGTGAAATTAATGGGCATAGTCAAAGGAACAACACTTGTATCATAGCCACGTTTAGAATGAAAGCAAGTTTAACATCCAGATAAAATGGCCGAGGAATCAGTTGAATTGGGTCATGTTGCTGAAAATGGTGTACGAAATGATGGGCTTAGCAATGTCTTTACTGGCATGGGCGTCAATGGACGAGATAAAAGCCTCTCTACTCAGACTGAGCCTATTGTTTTCCTGACGCAAGAAGAGCTTGAAGGGCTTTATGGCGAATGGCTACCGCGTCGCATTGTTGACATTTATGCAGAACAAGCAACAAGACGTGGTTTTAAAGTGTTGTTTGGCGGAGAAGGTGCTGCTGCTGAGGAGGTTGCGGGTATTGAGCAGACGGTTGAAGATCTTTATATCCTTGAGAATTTCATGCTGGCGTCTAAAAACTCCAGGCTCTATGGCGGCAGCGTAATTTTGCTGTACATCGACGATGGACGAAGAGCAGATCAACCAGTCAACAAAAGCAACATTCGTTCGATTGAAGGAATGGAAGTATTGGACAGGTGGCAGATTGCTCCTGTTATTAATGAAGAGAATTTGTACGATTATTCCAAGGCAACATATTATCAAATTATCTCTGGCGATTTAATCAACAAGCCGCAATTGGTTCGCATTCATAAAGATCGCATTTTGCGTTTTGATGGCGATTGGCTTCCTTATCGCATTCGTCAAAGGAACTATGGATGGGGAATGAGCAGTCTGCAAACTGTTTACGACAGTTTTAAGCACTACTGGACTGGTTTGCATTCCACTGCCACGTTAATGAGCGAATTTGACATTTTCGTTCATAAGATCAAGGGCTTGTCGCAGATGCTTGCCGCTGGCAAGGAAGGAGACGTGAGGAATCGTCTCATTCTTAATGACATGAGCAAGAGCGTTTATCGCGGCTATGCAATTGATGCGGATAAGGAAGAGCTTGAGTTTCTTGGTCGTAACTTTGGCGGCATTGGGGAAGTTTTAGAGAAGCTTCGTATTGACATTATTGGCGCCTCCAAGATTCCTCATACAGTATTGTTTGGCGAAAGTCCTAGTGGGCTTGGCTCTACGGGACGCAGCGAAGAAAGGGATTTTGCAAAGACTTTAGCGGACTACCAACAAGCTTCTTTCCATCGTCCTCTCAAGAAACTGATGGAATACATCATGTTGAGTTCTGACGGTCCGACGAAAGGACGAGTGCCGGATTCATGGCGCGTTCATTTCAACGATTTGTTCGAGTTGAATGAGCGCGAGAAAGCCGACGTGAGGGCTCGTGTGGCGGCTGTGGACGGGCGCTACATCCAGTTGGGAGTATTGCACCCGAAAGAGGTGGCAGAAGCCCGTTACGGCGGTTCTGAGTGGAGCATGGAACTCACTCTTGATCCATCGCTTCCCCGCGAACTGCCTGATCAAGGCGGCGAGAAAAAGCTTGCCGTTCCTCCTGGCGGCAGGGATCCCATGAACGAGGAGAACGGGACGCTACCAATGGACGGCACCAGGGAAGTTGCTGATGCTCAAGCGGGATTGTTCTTAGAACGCGATCTTGAAGCCAAGCGAGGAGATGTTGTCTTCTCTGATAAAGAGCTTCACAATCGTGCTGTTGCTTCAGCAAAAAGCAAATTCAAGGTTTGGCCTTCTGCTTATGCCAGTGGTTATGTAGTGCAGCAATACAAGAGCATGTATAAGAAAAAGCATGGCTCGTTATCTGGCGCTTTCAAGAACGACGAAGGTGAAATTCATGCTGGCGATCTTGATAAATGGTTCAAGGAGAAGTGGGTGAGGATTGGCGCCAATGGCGAAATCCTTGGTCCTTGTGGTGGACGTAGCGAAAAGGAAGGCAAGCCTAAGTGCTTACCAGAAGCAAAGGCCAAGGCAATGAGCAAGGAAGAAAGGGCAACCATCGTAGCCCGTAAGCGGCGTAAGGATCCTGATGCTGAACGCAAAGGGAAAGCAAAAATGGTTAGTAGTAAAGTTGAAGACGCCATTGATCCCGTGAAACCTGAAGGAATGATCCTTGGCGACATTGACGAAGCTTCCTTTATTTCAGAAGCCGACATCGAAGAAGCTTTAAGCCAATGGAAAGAAGAAGCTCCCGACCGCTTTAAGGACATGCTTGAGGCTGATGATGCTGAATGATCTATCGTCGTTGTCAAATGTCATCTTGGCTGAAAGGCTTGATGCGGAATGGTCTTTTGATCGTGGTATTGGCAGGTATCGCGACAAGCGAGGACGGTTCCTTAGCCGCAAAGCGGTTCAAGCGATTGTTGATAAGCGCATCGAAAAGCTTACAACGAAGCTACGTCGTTACACACAAATGCTAAGTGATGGTAATCTTACGCTTGATCAATGGCAAGCAAGCGTTAGAGAAGCTATTAAAGCTGCCCACATCCAAAATGCCATCATCGGCAAAGGCGGCAGGGACAATATGACTGCAAGTGACTACGGTAAAATTGGTCAGCGTTTAAGGCAAGAATATGCCTATCTTCAAGGCTTTGCGTCTGACTTACTGGAGCAGCGAGTTTCGCTTCTTATGGCTTTGGCTCGCATTGGCCTTTATGCCGAAAGCTCTCGTGGTTCTTATTGGCAAGGCACTGAACTGCGACAACAGGAACAAGGCTATTCGTTGATGCGGCGCATTTTGGATCCACAGGCTCAGCATTGCGATGATTGCGTTCGTTACGCACGCGCTGGTCTTGTCGCAATTGGTTCTCTTCCATTGCCTGGTCAACGCTGCGAATGCCGAGCAAGATGCCGTTGTTCCGTGGAATACATGAGACAACAACCTCCTTCTGTGCCTGCATAAAAAACGCCACTAACATAAGGCAAGCATTCTTCCTTCTAGTGGCAAAAATCCTTTATTGCGGTGATGCGTTTGTAGAAACAGGCTTTGGTCGCGTTGCCAGTCAGCTTCTGCCAAGGCTTACTGAAAAGCATGACGTGCATGTGCTGGCAGTGAACTATTGGGGCGATTACAACGAAGAGGCCCGTAAATACAAAGTTTATCCCGCTGGCATTCACGGCAATGATCCCTTTGGCGGTCATCGCATTGCTTCTATCGTCAAGCAAATCAAGCCCGACCTGATTTGGAGCACCAATGATCTGTGGATCAACATTGGTCTTTGGAATCAGATCAAAGACCTCCGCGATGAACTCGGCTTCAAATTTTATTCATATTGCCCCATTGATTCCTACGGCATTTTCCCTGAGACAATGTTTCCGGCCAACGATTGGGATGGTTTTGGCGTTTATACGGAATTTGGAGCAGAGGAAGTCAGGAAAGCTGGCTACCAAGGTGAAGTTGACATTATTCCTCATGGTGTAGACACCAGTCAATTCTTTCCATTGGACAAGCTTGAATGCCGTAAGAAGCTTGGCGTCCCTGAGGACGTGTTCATTGTGTTCAACGGCAATCGCAATCAGCCTCGTAAGCGCATCGACCTTACGATTAAGGCTTTCATTCGTTTTGCAAAAGACAAGCCTGATGCTCGCTTGTGGATGAACATGGGGCAGAAAGATATGGGATGGGATTTGATTCCTTTGTTTAAGCGCGTTGCTCGTGATGAAGGCTACGACGCAACTGGCAAATTGATTCTTACGAGTCCCAATTTTGACGTTAATAATTGCCTCACCATTGAACAACTCAATCAGGTTTATGCTGCCTCTGATGTTGGCATCAATACTTGCATCGGAGAGGGCTGGGGCTTGGTGAATTTCGAGCATGCTGCAGCCATGCGTGCTCAAGTTGTGCCTGACCACACCAGTCTCAAAGAAATTTTCGATGGAGTAAGGCGCATTGATATTGAAAGCTGGGAAGTGGATCGTAATTACGGTTTGGACCGTGGCGTGCCCTCTGTTGATGACGCGGCTTCGCTTCTGGATCGTTATTACGAAGACCGCGAATTGATGGACCACGACGCAGAATGGTGCTATAACCGGGTGACGGCCCCAGAGTTTGACTGGGATAACATCGGCAACAAAATGATGAAGATTGTCAATCGCTTGGTCGGCAAGAAGAAACTTCTCATTTCCTCTGGTCGTGGCTTTGGCGTGGAGGCTGGTAAATGATTGGCGTGTTGGCCTTGGTTCGCGACGAGGAGCAAACGCTACCTCGCTTCTTCGCTGAAATGGAGAAGCTTGAGGATGCGATGGATGACGAAGTTGTTTATTCGTTTTATGAAAACGATTCCAAGGACAATTCCCCTTCCATTGTCTCTAAATTTTTACGGCAGCGGCATCGTCGCGGAAGCTTGGTTTCCGAAACTCTTGGACTGCGCCGCTTTAAGGGAAGACAACAAGAACGCACTGAACTCATGGCAATGGGACGCAACATTGCTTTGAGTCAATTGAAGATGTTTGGTCCTGATGTGCTGCTGGTGATTGACCCTGACATTAATTTCAATTGCGAACACATTTTGCAACTTCTGCCAGAGCTTGAAAACAATGAAGTGGCAATGGCGTGTGCGTCAACGATGCAAGATGTTCCGTCTGTTTTTGGCGACAGCGAAGTGTCTTATTACGACTCTTGGGCATTCATTGCACGCGACGGCTCTCCTGGCATCACATTTGCCCATTGCCCTTCGATACTAAAGAAAGATCAAGAGCAATGGAAAAAAGAACAATGCATCACGGCACGTTCTGCATTTGGAGGCATTGCAGTTTTGCGTTATGACGACGTGTTGCAACAGAAGGCTGAATGGGACGGAAGTAGTGGTTGCGAGCATTGGTCTTTCTGCAAGGCAATGCTTGAAATTGGCGATATTGTAGTGAGGGCTGACGTCAATCCAATGGTAATTCACGGCACTTCCACCACTCGTAAGGTTCCAACGCCTGAATACGCAGAGCAAGTCAAGAAAACATTCATTTAACACAATGGAGGAAAGGCATGAAGATCAT